CTTAACTAATCGTTTGAAAGAAGTTAAGATGAATACAACCGTAACAGCACCAGCTAAACCTTTTGAAGCTTTTGTTGAATTAAAGAAATTATCATATGCTAGTCAATATGCTTTGAATTTATATGATGCAACTTCTACTGAATCAGTATTTACAGCTACTAGAATTAAAGTAGAAAGAGAAGTTGATTCAGATAATGGATGTGATACAGGTTCAGGGGCTGGTAGTGCTGGTGATAAACCACCATCTGGTACTTTACCTGGAGCAACTAATTACACAGCTAGGTGTACAACTGGTACGACTAGAGATGCCTTATGTTCAAACGTAAAGACAGGTATATTCTCTGTTAATCATGGTGATAGTGGTGATGCTGACGATGCTAATGGGACTGCTCATACTTATAGTGTAACACCAACTGGTGGTAATGCTTCTGATAGAAAACACCTTTACTTCAGGATAACCACAACAGGTCAAGCTGTAACAACTGATGCTGGATCATCGGCTGTATATCATTGCCGTTATACAACTATCCATGATTTGTTATACGGTGGACAAGGTTGGAGAACAGGAGATTATTTTTATGTTTGGATGCAAAATGCTAAGTATAAAATAACTGTAACAGATCATAGTGAATCACAAGTTCAAGCTAACTTAGGTTTAGTAAGACCATTACCTACACCATTTGATAACAAACAAACCATAACTGCTGAAAGTGTACTAGGTGAACTTAGAACCGAAATATTAGCAGATACTTTTGGATCTTCAGCAGGTGCTAGTGTATCACAAATCGGTAACGGTTTATATATAACAAGAACATCAGCTAACTTTAATGTTAATACACCTGTTGCTGATTTATTAAATGTATTTACTCATAGTGTTAAAGATGTAGCCGACTTACCAAGTCAATGTAAGCATGGGTATGTTGTTAAAGTAGCTAATAGTGAAGCCGATGAAGATGATTATTATGTTAAATTCATAGGTAATAATGATAGAGATGGAGAAGGTGTATGGGAAGAATGTGCACAACCTGGTAGAATGACATCGTTTGATGCAGGAACTATGCCTATCCAATTAGTTAGACAAGCTAATGGTTCCTTTAAAATATCACAAGTTTCATGGGACGATGTTGCAGTAGGTAGTGAAATCACAGCAGGTAAACCAAGTTTTGTCTCTGGTTACGGTGTGGCAGGTACTACTGAGAATGATGTAGATGCTTCAGACTATAAAACATTAGATACTAATAGAAAAAAATACATAAATAAAATGTTATTCTTTAGGAATAGAATGGTTATGCTCAGTGATGAGAATGTAATCATGTCTAGACCTGGGGACTTCTTTAATTTTTGGCCGAAATCGGCTATTATGTTTACAGCTAGTGACCAAGTAGATTTATCTTGTAGTTCTGAATACCCTGCTGTTGTATACGATGGTATACAGGTTAACACTGGCCTACTGTTATTTACTAAGAACCAGCAGTTTATGTTAACTACTGACTCTGACGTACTTAGTCCTAATACTGCTAAGATAAACTCTTTATGTACCTATAATTTTAACGAACAAACTAACCCAGTCTCACTTGGTACTACTACAGCTTTCTTAGATAATGCTGGTAAGTATACTAGATTCTTTGAAATATCTAGTGTATTAAGAGAAGGTGAACCTGATGTATTAGAACAAAGTAAGCCTGTTGCCAGATCATTCCCTAAGGATATATCATTAATCACTAATTCAAGAGAGAATTCTATTATATTCTTTGGTACAAAAGGTAAGTCTGAGATATTTGGGTTTAGATATTTTGCTTCTGCAACAAAAAGGAAACAACAAGCTTGGTTTAATTGGGATCTAAGTGGTGATGTACAACATATAGCTATGTTAGATGATGCTTTGTACGCAGTTGTTAGGAATGGTACTAATGATGTGCTGCAGAAATTCAGTATCAAAATAGATAATGATGGTGATTTTATAACAGATGATAATGATACTGAAGATACTTCAGATGATATTGTTTATAGAATCCATTTAGATAATGCTAAAATATTCCATTCGAATTCTTTAACATATGTCCCAAGTGGTAACTACACTAAGTTTGCTTTAGGTAATGGTTTTAACAACACAACCGGTCAACTCACTGCTTTCATCAGAGAGTTCCAATCAGACAAGCAAGGTGTTACAGCAGTTGCATCTTTATTCGATGATGGTGGCACCAAGAGTGTTAAGCTTCATGGAGACTGGACTAAAGGTACTCCCGCTGGTGATGATAACTACTTAACTTTAGGTTATACATTTGAAATGGAAGTGGAATTCCCTACCATTTATGTAACCCAGCAAAGTGCTGATACTGTCAAAGCTGATGTACATGGTTCATTAGTGGTTCATAGAACTAAATTCAGTTTAGGACCATCTGGTGTCTATGAAACAACACTAGAGAGATTAGGTAAACCAGTTTATAAAGAGTTATTTGAATCAACTAGAGCTGATCAAACATTCTCTTCTGCTTTATCGTTTAATACAGATCAGAAAACGACGTTACCTATTTATGAGAAGAATGTAAACTTAACATTAAAACTTAAATCCAAGCACCCATCCCCTGCTACATTATATTCCATGACATGGGAAGGAGAATTCACACCTAAATACTACCAACGTGTCTAAATACATTCACCCACTAACCGTTGAGGCTGCCAAAGAGGTGGCCTCTAATTTACGCCCAGATGACCGCAGAGAGATCGAAGAAGGTTGGGGGTTAGTTCCTATGGAACACTTACCTTTGGCTGCTGAGAATAGCTCTGGGGTATGGTTTGAGGTGCCTAACGGCAAGACTGCCGGTATGGCAGGAGTAGATGAAGGAGGTCTTATATGGATGATCTGCACACCCGCTATTCATGAATACCCGTTAACATTCGCAAGAGAAGCGAAAAGGTTTGTTGAGAGTAGAACAGAACCTTTACTATGGAACATTGTTGATAAACGCAATACTGTTCATTTAAAATTACTCAAATTTTTAGGCTTTAAATTTTTAAGAGAAATTTCTCACGGGCCTAACAACTTATCCTTTATAGAGTTTTGCCGTGTGCTTAGGAAGTGAGGCTAGAGCAGCTAATAAAGCTGCTAGACAAAATTATGAACACCAACTTGAAGTTAGAGAACGTAAGTGGATGAACGAACTTGCGTTAACTAAGGTTGAACGTGTTCAATACGATCAGACATTAGACGCTACTCATGTTGGCCTTGGTAATGTTTATGCAGAGATACAAGAAAAATATGGTGACATGATTGGTCAAGCTATGCAAGATAATGAAAATTTACGGAAAAAATTCTTCTCCGAAAATGTAGGTGATAAATTAGCAGCAGCAGGACGAACTGGTAGATCAGTTAATCGAATGAGGACTGTAGAGCTTGGTAATTATTTAGCTCAAGGTTCAAGAGCTGCTTATAAGTTAACTCAATCTACAAGAGAATTATCTAAAGAAGGAGCAAAAGCTGCAGCTCAAGCAAAACATGCTCAGATGTCAGCCTTTGCTCAGAATAATATTATTAAGAATCCTGACATCGCACCTCCTCCTCCTGTCTTACGTAACGTTGGACAAGCTGCATTTATGGATGCCTTGAAAATCGGTAGTTCTTTAGCTTCAATGTACATGCCCTTTAAAAAGTAATTATGACAGTACCTGAATCATCAAAGTATATACTTGAAGCTGGTCCAACTAATTGGGTTGGAGGTTTAGCTCCGTATTATACTAAAAGAAATCAACAAGAAGAAAAGTCTTTATCAGAATGGAAGCAGCATAGAGCTGATAAGGTTCAAGTTCAGAAGGAAGAATCTTTCGTTAGAGTAGTGGGACAAATTGCAGACTTTTCAAGTAAAGCAGCTACTATTTATCAATCTCATAAGAGAGCTGCAGCATTAGAAGAGGATAAAAAAAAGCATATATACTGGTCTGAACTTAGTAGAGAGCCTCATAATAAGGATACACGAGATTACCTTAGCTTAGAGTATAAAATAAAGGCTGAAAAATTAACAAAAAATTCTCCAGAACAAAAAGCAGCAGATGTTATTAAAGGTCGACTTCAAGAAGCTGGTGAATGGGACGCCTTATTAGCTTTAGATAAAGAGAGTCCTAGAGAAATTATTTGGCGACAAGAGTTCTGGGCAAGGCAAATGCTACCTGAACTTACACAAACTGTAATGGAACGAGAGTTAGCAAAAGCAGGTAAGTTATCCGATTATTATGATGCTTCTGATCAAGAAGCTTTTCTTAGAAATTGGCAGGATGGTAAATTAGCTTTTCTAAATTTAAGTGATGAATTTACAGCAGCTATATTATCTCCTGAATTAAGTAGGCAACGACAGACAGCTTATGGTGGTAATAAAGCTAGCGCACAATTTGCAGTAGCGACTTTTGAGCAGCAACAAATTGGAATGACAATGGAGCAGCTTGGAAAGAATCCAGAAGGATTAGCTGTTTGGTTAGATCAATTGAGAGTTAAAAAAGCAATAGGATTAAAAGATATTGTAGATGATAAAGGGAAAGTAATTAAGACTGTAGGTCGGCAAGTTAGTGAGAGTATTAAAAAGGATGTCGAAGCAGCAAGTTATGATGGACATATAAATACAAGTACATTACAAGGCTACCTTGCTCATTTAGTAAAGCATGATGGATTTAAGGAGGGAGAAACTACTGTTGGATTAGGATTTTTTACTAAAGATGATATCAATGACATGGTCACTGCAGCCCGTGCAGGTGAAAGCAGAGCTGTAGGCGTAGCACTTAGTACCCGCAAAGCTCAACTACCTGATTTAAAGAGAAGAGCATTAGCAAACGAAGATGTCTCTAGCGAAGTAGCTCTAATTGCCAGTGAATTCCCAGAACTGAAAGAGCTAACCGATGATATATTAAACACAAATCCTCAAGCTCAAAGCCAAACTGCAGAGCAATTAGCTGATGCTAAATATCAAAAATTATATGATGAAGGTACCCTTACACCAGAAGATGTTAAGGACGAACCTAATAAAGCAATGAATGATAAATGGACAGGAAGAGCTGAGAAGTTGAAAGCATTTAATAAAAATTACAAAACAGATGATTATAACGCAAGTCTTAAAGACGGTGTAACTCAATATACACGGAAAAAATCATTAGAGCCTGGTCAGACACAGAATAAGGACGAACAACTTACTACTAATATTCTACAGAAATACGGTGCAAAGCTCAGAGCTGAGAAATTAGCCAATCAAGAGAAGTCAGGAAAATCAGATAGACAAATATTTATGGAGGTTCAAGATGAAGTAGACGTTTGGAAAATTAAAAATGGATGGGGCACAGAAAATGGTCCTGGCATGTTCTCATTAAAGACAAGTTGGAATTCACTAGGATCTACTCCAACTTGGCCAAATCTCCGTAAGATTGCATATAAATTAGAAGAAATCCGTGCTTATGATTGGAAACTTGGCCATGGAAATAATATAGAAGCAGTTTATAATAAAACTATACTTCAGTATCCAGATAGAGATAATCGGATTAAACAAGTTGGTGGTCTTTATACTAAGGACATGCTTTTAGCTTTTAAACAAAACGGTTACTTTAACAAAGATATGAAAATCATAGCTGCAAAGAATGGTTTATTACCTGGGACAGCGTATAAATTAGCAGTTGATGCTTTAAGTAACGGAACCCCAGACGATAAAAATTGGCTTGTAGCGTTTAATTTCGAACGGGGAGCTAACGAAGTGACTCCAGATGTAAGAGTTGGAGACCGACTCATTCAAGCTGCTGTTGAGGCGAAAGGTACATCTAAGGAAGCTGCAATCAAACAAGTACAATCCATATTAAAGTGGTATGGTTTCGACCATTTAAACTTACCACAACGTAAACTGATATACGATATTTTAGCTGAAGTATCTCCTGTAACAGAAGGTCTAACTAATCCCCTTGAAAGTAAAATTCAAGAATTGAGAGGTGAAGGTAAGACTGAAAAAGAAATTGCTCAATTCATTGAAAATCTTACAAAGGAAAAATTAGGCTTGGAAGGTTCGATGGAATTACAAAGGGGAGATCTAACAAATGTCAACAGTAACATAACTTGATAAAATTATGGATGAATTAGATCTTTCCAATATCTCTTTAGACGATTTACAATCTGCTATAGATAATTTGGGAGCAGATGTACCGACAGAAATAGAAGTACCTACGGATACTTCCTCACCTACTACTACTGAACAAGTACAGCAACCTTCTACGGAAGGACAAGAACAAACAGATGAAGCGTGGAAGATACCACGTCCAGAAGATGTCAATGATGGAAGTTTAGGAGGTATCTTAAAAGGTACTGCTGCAGGGTTAGCACAAAATGCTGCACCTCTTGTCGGTATAGCTGACACCGCTATTGATACAATTAACTTTCTATCTGCTGGTGACACTTTTGATATACCTAAAGTACCTGAATATGAAAGTAACGCTACCCAAGCTCTACGTAACATATCAGGTCTTGTAATACCATCATTAGGTTTAAGAGCTAAGCTATTAGCATGGGGCAGTAGGACACACGCTGCAGGAACAGCAGCACCTTGGTTACAGAAATTAGGTAACAGTAGATCATTCCAATACTTTGCTAAAGCTGGTGCTGATATAGGTACTGCTGGTTTAGTAGATTATGTAGCATTACAGAACCAAAGAGATGATAACTTATTTGGTACTCTGAAACATTACTGGCCTCAAACCTTTCAATGGATACCTAATAGTATAGCTACTAATGCTGATGACACACCTGGAGAGAGACGCCTTAAGAACGTTAATGAAGGTGCTATCTTTGGCGTAATGTCTAGTGTAGTAGAAGGTATTGCTTACCTTACAAAGGCAGGTAGGAGTTTGAAAAAGACTTCTAGATTTGTAACTAGTAAAGAAAGTAAGATAAGTTCAAAGGATTTAAACGCACGTACTTCAGATGAATTTGATGCTACTACGTTTTCTGATAAACCTGTAGAAGATCAGATACTCAGAAACTATGCTAAACAGGAAGATGAACTTAACCGACTCTCTGAATACTATTTAGGTAAAGGTGAAGAACCTCCTAACTGGCCACTCTTTGATGAGGGCGATAAATTAGTACGTACTAGAGATTCTGATGGCATTGCAGGAGCAATGGCTGATGAAGCACAAATAACAAATAATATAGAAACTGGTTGGGGTAGGATAGGTAACTTACTACACGAAGCTGGTAGAAAAGAAGGTATTGAATTCAAAAACCTTACCAATAGAACCTTAGTTAGTGAACTAACAGCTGAGCTCAAGGCTGTTAAAGGTGTTACTAAGACCCTTAGATCAGGTAAACGTATCACAACACGGATGATTGATGAGGCTGGTAGGAGATTAGCTGCTACACTTTTACATCCTAGAGTAGATACTGATGATATTCTTGGAATTCTAGATGAGTTCAAGAGATCAGTGGAAGGCTCTGCAGTTAGAATTGCAGGTAAAAAAGGTATTAAGTCAGCTGTTAAGCAGTTGAAAGAGCAGATGCTCGATCTTGATGTCCATAAAGCTAGAGCTTACCTAGTAACCTCAGAAGCAGGACAAGTAGCTGACTTTGCTGAAGGTGCTAGATTAATGGAAGATGGTACTTCTGTTATGAGAACAGTCGATCTTATGGCTGATCGTTTAGAAGTACTTCAAGTTGAGAAAGCCTTAGCTAACTTTGAAGCAAACTCCATGTTGTCTAATATGAACACTTGGAAGTCTGCTGTAGAAACAGGTGATGTACGTGTGATGAATGCAGCAGCTGATGCTATAGTAGGTGATGCTGGGCAAAGACTTACAGAGATTATACCTAAAGCTAAAGAATGGACTGAAACACTTAAAGCTGTATCTAGAGAGAACCCTCATTTCTTACGACCTTTCTTATTAGCTAATGAGTTTACTGATGGTAATGTAGACTCTATGTTTAAATTACATCAATGGGCTCAAGAGAACTTAGGAGTATTTAAGAAAGCAATTTATGATTCAAATCCAGAAGTACCTTCAATCATCAACAAAGCTTGGTGGAGTAATATATTTAACTCGGCTTTATCAGCAATCGGTACTCCCTTTCGTGCTGGAGCTGGTAACTTAACAGGTTTACTTGGTAGAGGTACGTCCACTGTATTTGGTGCTGTAGCTCAAGGTGATTATGTTAGAGCTCAAAAAGCAATGTCAGCTCATTTTGCATTAGATGATACCTTATCCAAAGCTTTAGATCATATGAGATTGGTCTTTAGAAAAGCATCAACCAATCCTAAAGAAGTTAGTTATGTAATGCGTAGTGATATTGCAGTTAAAACTGAGAGAGGTTTAGATAGTTTAAGAGCTTATGCTGATGCTGCCTCTGAGAATGGAGAAGATGGCGCCTCAATGCTTCTAAAAGTATATGAAGATCTAGATGCACTATCTATGGATCCTGCTCTTAGATTAGGTGGTAACTCTATGACAGCGCTAGACGGCTTTGCTAAGTCTGTAGTAGCTAATACAGAAGCTAAGTATATTGCTATTAATAAACTAACTCAAGCTGGGGAAGAGATTACAGATGCAAGACTAAGATCAGTATCTGAAGAAATATATAATAGTTGGTTTGATAAGAATGGAATGATTGCTAATGAAGCTGTTGATTCTATTACAAGTGAAATAGCTTTGAATGCTGATTCACCTGTTGTAGACGCTTTCAATGGATTCCTTAGAATATTTCCAGGTGCTAGATCTTTTATCTGGTTTCCACGTACAACCGCTAATGTTATAGATACGTTTGGTAAATGGAGTCCTGCTGGTATATTATCCTCTGATCATTATAAAATGTGGGGACTATTAGGACGTAAGAAGATGAGTGATTTTTCACAAGATGAAATTATTGATATATTAAGAAGTAAAGGTAGGCCAATAGATGAGTTTTCTCACGAAACCTTCCAAATGCTTCGTTATGAGATTAAAGGTAAAGCAGCTATAGGTAGCTTGTTTGTTACTGCTGCAGGTTTTGCTGCTATGGATAATCGTTGTACTGGTACAGGTCATTATGATCAATCTAGACAGCGCACTAGAGTACGCAGTGGTTGGAAAGCTAAAACTTGTACAGTACCAGGTACTGATAAAGTAGTTAGTTATGAATGGATGGGTCCATTAGGTGATTGGTTAGCACTTACTATTGATGTTGCTGATAATGCTGATAGCTTAACATCAGGAATGCAAGAAGATTTATACAAGAAACTTATGTTCCTTCTTGGATCTTCTATTACTAATAGATCAGTTCTTTCTCAATTAGAACCACTACATGATGTGCTACAAGGTAACGGTGCTGCAGCTATGCGGTTTGCTACTAGTTTTGGTAACAACTTAGTGCCTTTAGGTAGCTTACGTAATGAAATGGGTAAGGTATTATATCCCGGCTTACGTCAATTACGTGGTGAGTTAGATGAAATGCTTAGAAATAGAAATGCGTGGTTAGATGCATTCGATCCTAGTAGAGCATTGCCTCCTTTAGTCGACCCTGTAGATGGTAAACCAGTAGGTCATCAAGAGAATTGGTTCATCAGAGCTTTCAATTTAGGCCCAATCAAGATTCATGACAAGCCATCTAAAGAACGTCAATTCCTTATTGATATTGAATTCAACAGTTCTCCTACTATGAGGTTAAGTCAAAGAGGAGTTATGCTTGAGAGTCACGAAATATCAGCTATTAATAGTAAAATAGGTGAGATGGGTATTTATCAAAAAGAAATACAGGCAATAAAAAGAGACGCTGATAGAATAACATATACAGCTCCTGATGGTACAGTATATACAGGATTTGTTAATATTGTACAAGCTGCTAGAAGAGGTGGTATTTCGTCTGAAGTATTAGATACTACTAAATTTGCTAATATTTTCAGTAGATTAACACTAGCTTATGCTCAATCTAAACGTTTAGCAGAAGATAATTTAGCTGAACCAATGAGATCTGGCATTAGAGAACGTGAATATCAGAAACAACAAGCTGAATTTACCCAGAAAACTGGTAACTTAGATCAACTAATCAACATACCTAAATAACCATGGCAACAGAAGTAAGTTATAATGGGGACGGTTCTAATAAAACATTTTCTATAACATTCCCATTTATAAAATCAGATGATGTAAAAGTACAAGTTGGTACAGAAACTTTATCTTCATCTGCATACAGTATTACTGGAACTGTGGTTACAACAGACACAGCTCCAGGTGCAGGTACTGGCAACGTTAAGCTTTATAGATCCACACCAATAGATTATCCTGTACATGATTATTCAGCAGGATCTACAATAAGAGCAAAGAATTTAAACGATAATCAAAAACAAGTCTTATATGGTATTGAAGAAGCTAAGTTAGTTACAGTTACCTCAGGAGGTATAACTACAGGTGCTAAGAATGATATCCATGTAAATAGTGATACAGATTGGTATATTAGGACTGATGCTGTAGAGCAAAGTATGTTAGCTGATAATAGTGTAGATAGTGAGCAATATGTAGATGGTTCTATTGATAGAGTACACTTAGCAGCAGATATTGTAGATGGTACTAAGATTGCAGATGATTCTATCAACTCTGAACATTATGTAGCAGATTCAATAGATGCTGAGCACTATGCTCCTGGATCAGTTGATAGTACTGCTATAGGTAATAATCAAGTTGATAGTCAGCATTATGCAACAGCTAGTATTGATAATGCACACCTAGCTGATGATGCTGTAGGTATTGCTGAACTATCAGCTACTGGTACTGCAAGTGGAACTACCTTCCTAAGGGGAGATAATTCTTGGGCTTCTGTTCCATCAACAAGTCCTTTACTAAAGTTTGCGTATGCTAGTACCTCTACCGAAAAAAATTTTTCGTCAGCAACTTGGGAAGATTCAGGATTAAGTATTTCATATACACCTGCATCTAGTAGTTCTATTATTCTTTTAGAAGCACGACCTATATTATATTTAAGACCTAATGAGCATAATAACGGTTCTGCTGAAGTAAGATTTGAATTAAATGATGCTGGTAGTGCTTTAGATAATATGGTTTATGGTATACATTCAGGTAGTTCCCATAACGACACTTACGGTTATTCTTCCTCGCAATTTAATATACCAATATTATTTACTCATATTTACAGTAATTCAAATACAAATGCAAAAACATTTAAATTACAATGTTACGAAAATTCTAATGCAATTCTTACAATAAATGAGGCTGAATCAGGAATAGGTACTGGTACTGCTAAATCATATTTCACTATAACTGAATACTCTACATAACAGATGCACACATTAGGATGATTAATGGCCACAACAACTCAATCATACACAGGAAATGGAAGTGCAACAACTTATTCATTCACCTTTCCTTATTTAAAAACTGAAGATGTGAAGGTATCGATAAACGGTACTGTACAAGCAACAACTGAATACACTGTGTCGGCCACCTCCCTGACATTTAACACAGCACCACTTAATACAAAAGCAATTAAAATTTATAGAGAGACAGATGTGAATTCTGCTAAAGCAGTATTTGCAGCAGGAGCTTCAATTAGGGCTAGAGATCTCAACAACAATGCTGAGCAGAGTTTATACTTTGCTCAAGAAGTTGCTGATCCTGCTAATCCTATAGCTGCTACTGGTCTCAATTTAGATGAATCTGCTAAAGTAGATGGTTCTGTTATTTATTATAGTTCATCAGCTTCTAAATTTAAAGCTGATGCTAATCAAACCTTAACAAAAATTGTGGATGGAGGATCCTTTTAAATGGCACAGTTAAGAATTAAAAGATCTACAGGATCAACTGCACCAAGTAGCAGTGCATTAGCTAATGCTGAATTAGCGTTTACAGAAGGCGATGATATTCTCTATTATGGTGAAGGGACTAGTGGAGCTAATGCTGCCAGTGTAATTAAGATCGGTGGATCAGGTGCTTTTGTAGCTCTAGATGGAGCACAGACAGTAGCCGGAAATAAAACCTTTAGTAACGACGTTACTGTTACAGGTAACTTAACAGTTAATGGTACTACTACAACAGTTTCTACAACTAACACAAAGATCAGTGATAACCTGTTAGAACTTAATAGTGGAGCTGGATCTAATGCTAATGATGCAGGTATCCTGATAGAAAGAGGTTCTACCGGAGATAATGCGTTTATTGGTTGGGATGAATCAGCAGATAAATTCTTATTAGGTACAACTACAGCAACTAATGATGCTACTGGTAACCTATCAGTAAGCACAGGAACCCTAACTGCTAATTTAGATGGTAAGGCTAATACAGCTGATGCATGGCATACAGCAAGAAGTTTTACTACCTCTGGAGATGTTGTAGTAACATCAACAAACTGGGATGGATCTGGTAACTTCACAGCAGCTGCGACGATTCAAGCAGATGCCGTTGATATGGCCATGCTTAATGCTTCTGGCACTGCGAGTGGGAGTACGTACTTACGTGGAGATGGTAGCTGGCAGACTGTATCCGTCAGTGATACCACCTATTCAGTCTCTTGTGTAGATGGTGATAATTCAGACGAAGAGAAAATTAGACTTACTGCAAGTTCTGGTAGTACAGATGATGTCGTACTTGAAGCAGGTACTGGCCTATCTATAGCTAGATCCGGTGATAAGATTACCTTAACTAATACTGTATCTGATACTAACACTACATACACAGCTGGATCAGGCATAACTTTAAGTGGTACAGAATTCTCTCTTACTACTGACACTACAAATGCAAGTAATATATCTAGTGGAACATTAGCGGCAGCACGTGTTGCAACATTAAATCAGAACACAACTGGCACAGCAGCAGCATTAACAACTGCTAGAACAATAGCTGGTGTCTCCTTTAATGGAACAGCTAATATATCTTTGAATAATAATGCTATCACTAATGGTGCTGGTTATATAACAAGTTCAGGTAACTCAGCTACATCAACAACAGCGACAAATGTAACAGTTACAGATAATGAAAGTACTAATGAAAATAACTTAATACCTTTTGTAGGAGGTGCTGCAACTAGCACAGGATCCAATGCATTAGAAATGGATGGAGACTTCCATTACAACCCTTCCACTGGTTTACTTACCGTAGGAAGTATCGATGGAGGCACTTTCTAAGTTATGGCAACTATCAAACATAAAAGAGGTACTAGTAATCCTAGTACTTCTAATGTTGCGGTAGGTGAGCTAGCCATCAACACCTCAGATGGTGGTTTATTTACTCAAACGGACGGAGGTTCAGTTGTAGAGATAGGGGGAGGTGGTGTAAGTTCTGACGCTCAGAATAATACTGTAGCCGGTACTGACGCTGGCAATAGTTTCTCAGGTACAAGTGCTATAAATAATACTTGCTTTGGTGAAAGTGCTGGCACAGGGATTACAACTGGAGATGGACATACAGCAATAGGTGCAGGAGCTCTAAGAAGTATTACGACTCAAGATGGGTCAACAGCTGTTGGTTTTGAAGCTTTATATGCAAATACAACTGGTAATCGTAATCAAGCATTTGGATGGAAAGCAGGGCAACAAAACATAGAAGGTTGGCACAATACATATCTGGGTTATGAAACTGGACGGTATGCTAAAGGTTACGATAATGTTTTTATTGGTTATCAGGCTGGGATGATTGCAAATGATACTGAATGTCATAGTAACACAGGTATCGGAACTGAATCCCTAAGAGAATTAACTACTGGTGATGATAATACAGCAGTAGGTATTGATGCTGGTAATGATCTGACAACTGGTTCTAAAAATGTATGCCTTGGAAGTTATGCAGGAGATAAAATAGATACAGGAAGTAATAATATCGTAATTGGATATAATGCTGCTGCTAGTGCAGTAGGTCAAACTAATGAAATAACTTTAGGTGATACAAATATTACCAAGTTCCGTATCCCTGGTATTAACTTTGTAGTTAAAGATAATGGCGGAACACCTTCCGATGGACAAGTACTAACAGCTGACGGTAGTGGTGAAGCAAGTTGGGAAGATGCTGCTGGTGGTGGAGGTGCGACTGAGATCAACGTATCTAAAGGTTTCGAAGCACCCGCAACAGTACCAAGCAATTGGACAATAGGATCTGCAAACAATGCAATGTTCCCTGGACCGATGACAGTAGCAAGTGGAGCAACAATCACTGTTCCTGCTAACAGAACACTTACGGTAGTTTAATTATGGCAATAGCAATTAATGGGTCTGGTACTATCACTGGCGTAAGTGCTGGTGGTATACCAGATAATACAATTGATAACGGTACAATGGCAGATGATGCTGTAGGTATAGCTGAACTTTCAGCCTCTGGTACAGCGAGCTCAAGTACGTTCCTTCGGGGCGATAACTCGTGGGCTTCTGCAGGTGGAGGTAAGGTATTACAAGTAGTATCTACAACTAAAACAGATACTACCAGTGTAGCTAGTTCTTCTAGTTTTAGTGATATATCTGGGATGTCCGTAGCAATAACACCTTCAGCTACCTCTAGTAAAATATTAATTAGATATTATTTACAAATCAGTGGTACTACTAATATGTATGGAGCAATGAAAATATTAAGAGACTCTACTGATATTTGTATAGGTGATGCTATTAGTGGTTATACTCGTGCAACAGCAATGATTACTGATACTACTGCAGCGCATGGAGCTTATAAAATGTGGACAGTTGCTAATGAGTTTTTAGACTCACCTAGTTCTACAAGCGCCATTACATATAAACTTCAGTGGAGAGAAACTACAGGATCTAGTCGAACAGCTTGGTTAAACAAAACACCAGCAGGAGATAATGGTGATAGTAATATCTCTACTGCTTCAACAATAACGGTAACGGAGGTAGGAGCATGAGTATATTAACAGCAATTAAACTTACATCACACAATACTTAATTATTAAATCATGTCATTAGATCACGAAGCAATAAGAAAGGCATACCCTGAAGCTGTCACTATTGATGACGGCACTGGAGCCTTTGACAATGTGGGTGCTAAAATCACCCTTGTACAATCAAAAATTGATGAAGCACGCACTACGTTAAATACGGAAGCTGTGGCAGTTAAGTATAAAACAGATAGAGTAGGTGGATTACCTGGATCTTCAACAGATACCATTTACCCTGCAATCGGGGATCAGCTCGATCTACTCTACAAAGACATCGTAGCTGGAACAGTTACAACTAGTGGCGGTTTTGCAACAGCAATTAAAGCCACAAAGGATAAGTATCCGAAGCCTTAATTATGAGTCAAGTAAAAGTAACAGCCGACTCTGGGGGAGGTACAGTCTCCCTTAAAGCTCCGGCTTCAACAACAAGTAATGCTGCAGTTGTCTTGACTCTCCCAGTAGATGACGGTGCAGCTAATACATTTTTAAAAAGTAATGGCAGTGGAGTTACCAGTTGGGCAGCCCCTACTGCTACAGAAATAGGAACAACATCAGGTACAGCCTCAGCATCCACATATCTTTGTGGAAACAATACTTGGGGTACGCCTGGTGGAGGTAAAATGCTTCAAGTAGTGCAGACAGTAAAAACAGATGCCGTCTCAGAGTCTGTTTCTGCTAATACATGGGAAGATATAGCTGGAATGTCAGCGAGTATAACTCCTGCCACAGGCAGTAAAGTATTAGTAAATTTTAATGTACAAACTGGTTTAGATGGTGGTATCTATAATTGCAAAACTCAGCTCTTAAGAGGAAGTACAGCAATATGTATAGGTGATGCCCGTGGTAGTAATCGACATAGGGTAACAACACAAATTTGGAGTACATACACCCACGGAGGTTATAATTGGTGGAATCAATCCATGACTTTCCTAGATACAAGTCCTGGTGGTAATGGTAGTACTGCTATTACGTATAAACTACAATGGGCTGATAGTTATAGCAGAACACTTTATTTAAATAGAAGTATGTCAGAGTCAGATGAGCATTATTACTCTACTGGTGTTTCACAGATTACATTAACGGAGGTAGGAGCATGAGTAAAATAGTAGCCGATACCTACAGGCATTCAGGAGCTAGCAGTGATTCTATCACCTTAGATAGTTCAGGAAATGTTACTGTAAATGGTAATTTAACTGTATCAGGTTCAGGTTATGTTTCCGCAGCAGACGGTTGTATAATGACTAACAATCAAACAATTTCAAACGCATACACATTCCCAGCCACAAAAAATGGTGTTTCAGCCGGACCTATAACACTGTCAGCAACAGTGACTATACCTTCCGGTGCTAGTTGGAGTATAGTATAATGGCAGTAATTTCAAGCAATGCTTTAACAGGCATAACAACACGGATGGCAGACGCTTCAATGTCTGCTGGAAGTATTATTCAAAACGTTCAAACAGTAAGAACTGACGTTCAAAGTACAAGTAGCACCTCTTTTGTTGATTTATTAACTCTTTCAATAACTCCAAGTTCAAACTCCAACAAAGTTCTTTTAATGTATAAAGTACCTATGAGTACTTCAGTTTCTGGGTATTCTGGAACGCTTCGTTTAGTTCGAGGTTCAACTGCAATTTATATAGGAGATGTTTTTAATAGTAATAATAGAGGTTCAAGTCAAGGAATTTCGACCACAAGTAATGGTCAGTATAGACAATATGATTTAAATGGTTCATTTATAGATTCGCCCTCAACAACTTCAGCAACTACTTATAAAATTCAATATAAAAGTGATTATAGTGGATATACTGTTTTTGTTGGTAGAACTCACGTTGGAGATACTGGTGCTGCTTATGCAACAATACCTCACAATTTAATTGTTATGGAGGTAGCAGGATGAGCGGCAAATTAAGACTAACTGGTAGCTCTTCCGGTTACATAGAATTACAAGCTGCAGATACTGCTAACAACGCAACACTTACTATCCCAAATGATGGTTTTGGTGGAGGTAAGATATTACAAGTTAAATCAGTATCTAAAACAGATTCCTTTAGCACAGATGTTAACAGTTGGACTGATGTTACAGGCTTAAGTCTTACAATTACTCCTTCAGCTACCTCTAGTAAAATATTAGTGCAAGCATCTCTAGCTGTTGGTGGTCTAGGAGTTCACGGTGCAGTAAGGATAATGGGAACACATAATGAAAATATGTTTGTAGGAGATGCAGATGGTAGTTATGGTAGTGCTACTAGAGGTTCATGGGGTAGTTTTTGGTATGACTGGAAAGTAATGCCTGTAAATCTGATGCATTTAGATTCACCTAATTCTACTAGTGAATTAACTTATAAAGTACAATTTATGGATACTAGCACAAGCACCCTAGTTCTTAATAGAAGTAACTACGGAAACTACACATACAAACAGTTGTGTGCATCTAGCTTTACTCTTTGGGAGGTAGGAGCATGACAACTTTAAACGTAACTAATATAAAACACGCTTCCTCTTCAAGTAATAACATCGTATTAAATTCTAACGGTACTATTACAGCAACAAACAGTGTATCAACTGAGTCTGTAAAAGTTTGGGCTAGGTTTGATATGGATCAAGGTGGAACAGCTATAGATGATTCATATAACGTCGATAGTATTGTTGACGGCGCTACAGGTGTTTGGCAAGTAGTATTTGATACTGATTTTGCTAATGCTAATTATGCAATTCTTGTATCAGCTGGTGGTGCTGGAAACCATACAGCTTCTTTCCATGATGGGGAAGGTAATGCAAGTTATGTACAAGAAACAACTGATTGCTGGATAGCCGCTTGGGGATATAATTGGATCTACGAAGATCATGAAGTTAGTATAGCATGTTTTGGAGATCAGTAATGAAATCAGGAGATGAAAACAAAAGGATTATTTATACAAATTCCGACGGTAACGTCGTTATAATACATCCTGCAAACAAAAGTCCAACTAGAACAATAGAACAAGTACAAGCTAAAGCTGTTCCTTCTGGTGTTACTTCTTATATCGTTGATAAAAGTGTAATACCTACAGATCGATCCTTTAGGAATGCTTGGACTTATACACCTTAATACTATGGGATTTAACACAGATATGGCGAAAGCCAGGGAAATACATAAAACTAACATCAGACGTGCTAGAGATGAGAAGTTTCCTGCTCTAGATGCTGAGTTTAATAAGGTATTAGAAGCATCTGGTAATACAGCTGCAGTAGCAGCCAAAAGGCAGGCATTAAGAGATGCTCCAGCTGATTCAGCTATTGCTGCTGCTTCAGATACTGCTGCTCTTAAAGCACAGTGGAATACATCAATCTTAGGTACATCGCCTTATTGAATATACCTAAGTTAACGCTACCTAAATCACCACCTATCCCAAACCCTCCTACAATCGACCTGAAGGTGCCTTCGGCTCATATACCATCCTTTCCTCCTATAGTGATACCTCCGAGTGATCTGGAGGCTCCTGAGGGGGTGGAGGCGGAGGATGCGGGTTCAACACAACCTGAGGCACCGAAACTAAGCATACCATATATTGATATACAAGTACCTTTACCAACAGCAGAGATAGTAGCTACAGCTACATACGCAGCAGTTACTGCAGTAGCAGCTACTACTTTAGCGACCCCTTTCTTTGATACAATAAAGAAGAAACTACAAAAATTCTTACAAGGCAAGATTGATAAATGGAAGGAAAACCGGAAGAAAAAAAAGGAATCCTTGGCAAGCTAAAAGATGCTGCCGAAGATCAAGAACACCAAATCCAGATCCTTGGAACATTCGTCAGACTTGGCGTTGTGGTTTGGTCTGGCTTTATTATAACCATGAACTATGTTGAGTTACCCATGATAAAGAAAGCTGGGAACTCAGATATCACGTTCGTTGCTTCAGTGTTTACTGGAGCATTAGCTACTTTTGGCTTGACCACTGGTAATAGTAAAGACAAAGGTAAACCTATAAATTGTCCTATGGCTAAAAAGAAAGAAGAATGAAAAAATGGCTATTACTCTTAATGCTGTTATCCCCCTCGGTAGCAAGAGCAGAGCTGGTCACCCCGAACTTCACACAGGGGTCGATGCAGTCAACCACAACTACCACCCAAGAAATAACGGAAACCATAGACACAACAACTTATGGTTCCGCCTTGAACAAATGGACTGGAGAAAACATCACTCATACTTCAGCAACCTCTGGAGGAATTGTAGATACCGACTCGGTATTCACGATTCATACAGTAGGCGATCCATTCACCCTGGAGATAACAACAAGAGCTGCAAGCCAAGTACTATCTCTAACAGAAGTAGAAAGAGAAATCGAAACTACTTCTACCACTACATCATTATCAGTATTCTCACAATAGGAGCACCAGCACATGCTGAAGAGGGAGAGACCAAGAATGTATCAAATCCTGTGGCAGCGGCTACAGGAAATGTTACCAATCAAGCCGTACAATTCCAGAATAATGGCGCTCCGAGCCGTCAAAATTACGGCCCGAGCATATCCTGTAATGGAGCGACGATGACCTTCAG